CTACAGATGCGTTATCATCATTTGTAATTTCTAATAATTGCAAAGATGGTGTTTGACTATAATATGGTTCTAGTGTTAGTCTGTTAGCCATAAATGTCTTTCCGCCATAAGATAATGTGTTTGTTGAAGTATCTTGAACAGTATATTTACTATTCAAATACACAAAATCATTATCTTTTTGAGATTCGCCTAAATCTGCTTCTAATGTTGCCATGTTCTTATTAAAGATATTAGAGTATTGTCTGCACAATAAACTAACTAAAGTAGAGTATGTTCCGCTTTTACCATATCTATACCAATTCTGAAGTTTAACTAAAGAATTATTAAAAAACGAACCAATAGTATTAGATACTAATAATTCAGGGTAATTTGCCCCATAAGGAACCTCAATTTCCCTTAATAATGCTATGTTAGTACCTAACTGCCTTTCTGTTTGAAGTGCCGAAAATGGGGCTTCAGATTGCGTTAAAACAAGGTTATTAAATCTAAATACACTAGAGTTAGATTCAACTGCAAAAGCTATACTAACATAACCTGTTGCTATATCTGAATTATTAAAAGTATTGCTACCAAATGGAATATCTAATGTATATGTTTGCCTAGGTCTTCTATCTACAACTAATCCAGTTGGAGGATCGGATTGTGGTATAGTTATATAAGTTGAACTAGATACTACCCATTGTCCGTTTGAATCCAAATAATATGTATTTGAACCAACAAACATCCTTACAAATAATTTACATATTCCTGTTGTTCCATATCCTATTGTAGAATATAAATTGTATTTAAAAGATAAAGTTCCTTTATAATCACCCATTTTTGGTAAATACTGAGGAGAACTTATAGTTCCAGTCGTTTGAAACAATGATACATCAGTTCCTGATTGTTGTAGTTTAACATCATTAAATAAGTCATCAGAATATTCGTAAACAGTAATAGATGCAGAACCAGTTAAAGTAGATGTAAAACCTGTTGGTGCAGAATGAAATCCTGTTGTTTGCTTAAAATCACCATTATTTATATAGTTACTAGCAAAGTTATATGGAGAAGTGACTCTTACCCTAGAATAACCTTTTCTGATTATTTTGTTTTGACTATTATTTATAAAATGAATTGCTCCATTTGAATATGGCACAATATCTATTCCTGTAGTTATAGTTCCTGAACCTGTTAAATAAACAACACTTCCTAATAAGTATTTTGTGTAGTAGTTTGTAGTTCCTGCAATTTCATTTATAGACATAATCCACCAATCTCCTTGATATTGAAATAATCTACATCCAAAAGATTTAACAATATTTTCTAATATTATATAGTAATTTAAACCAACAAAATCTCTTCTAAATTGAAATGTTTGCACAAATGGTTCATTATCTGTAGAGGTACTTCTATCAAGCATTCCTTCTGCAAAATAAGAACAACAAGAATACAAATAAGTGTAATTTGGATATCCAATACTATTTAGTATTGTATTCATTACAGTTATTAGGTTTGTTGTTTCGTTTATATTTCCTTGCAAAGAAGTATACTTGGTATATTTTAAATAAGACAAAGCATCTATACAAACAAAATTTGCTTCTTGTATACCTGTACTATAACCAATATTTATATAATCATTAAATAAAAATCCCTTCCATTTTATATTAGTAGTATCAGTAACATTTACAAGTTCTACATAATACCTTCTATCGTTAGCGTTTAGCAAATCAGGAAAATTAGCATAATCATCTTCTGTAGAAACTATAAAAGAAACATTTAACTGAGATGATATAATACATCCAATCGGATCCTCCTCATTTGAATTTGGAACTAATGATATTTTGGTTGGAGTATATTCTTTGATACTTCCAGTATAACCATCATCGTAAATCTTAACAATTAAAGTTGTTTCGTTACGAAGTTTTTGAGTTAATGTATATCTTAATCCGTATGCCATTATGCTAAACTAATGTTTTGTCCTTTAAGATTTGATGCCTTTTGTGCTCTATTTACAGACAAAAGTAAGTCTTGTCCCCTTAATAAGAATGTACCTCCATTTCCGCCTCCCATTAAATCTTTAAGTTTATCTAATGGTGCTACTACTTCAGGATTTGATTTGGCTCCTGGATATTCTCCCATTAAACCATAAGTTGGTCCGCTAATAATACCACCATTTGCAAATTTCTTTGTAGGATTAGAATTAACTGATCCTGCTGTATTATGACCACCTTTACCTTTTGATAAATTTGATTTCATTGCTGCACCTGCTGCAACTGCTGCGATACCTGCTGCTAATGCTAATGCAGCCGTAACTGGATTATTAGTAGTTAATAAAGCCCATGCAAATAACGATGCAGTAGCAAAAGCTATTAATTGCTTACCTATTGACTGCAAAGCATCTGCTAATAAGTTTCCAAAAACATTTATTGCATCTACATTTTCACCTGCTAAAGACTTTCCTATTGATTCGCCTAAAGCATACATGGAATTATTAATAAAATCCATTATAACACCATTGATACCATTTATTGTTTCAGTCCAACTTACTTTAAAATCTTTTACTTTATCTGTTGAACCAGCAATGGCAGCATCTACGTTTACTATAGCATCATTTATCTTATCAAATTGATCCGCAGTATATCCCCCTACAGATGCTAAATCATATAATTTATTCTTATAATCTTCTAATATTTTAATTCTATCTCCAGCAGTAGCTTTTCCACCTGAGTTAGCTATTTTTGTAGCCACTTCTGATTCAAGCTTTAATGCAGTAAGTGAATTTTGTAAATTTCTATCATCTATTTTTTTGGCAGCATCGGCAGCTTCTTTAGCTATTTTTTCTAATTCTTTACCTTCTTCTTGTCCTAGCTTTTTTTGTACTTCTAATATTTTATTACCTGCAACTTCTGCCGAGTTTATTCTTAATTGTTCATAAGTTTTATGAATATTCTCTATATCACTAGCACTTTTTCCATCTAATTGTGCTTGTTTTATAGCTAGACCTTCTTCTCTTTTTAAAATTTCTTGTTCATAAGCAGCATACATTATAACATCATCTTTATAATATTGTTGTTTTGCTCTTAATAAACCTATTGTACTATCCTCTAATTTTTTATTACTCTTTTTACCATTATCTTGAGCAGAACTTAGCCTAGACATGGCATTTACATTATCATCTAATATTTTATTATAATATTGATTTTCTATAGATAATTGTGCTTGTTCTTCTTTTAAATCTTTTGTTTGATTAAAGATTTTAGCTTGATATAATAAATAAGCACTTGTTGTTCTATTACCTTGAAATCTTCTAGGTTCAGGTCCAGCATCAGCTATTATTTTATTTATCTTAAACTCATTCTCTAAAGATTTGGCAGTAATATCTATTATCATTTTTTCAGCAGCCTTAGCCTTAGCGTACATAGAAATAATCTTAGTTAATTCTATATATCCATCTTTTGCATTTCCAAGTGCTATTTGTTCTGCTGAATATTTGTCTAATAAACCTGGATATTCCTTTTTTAATTCTTTAGCAGCCTCTAGTCTATCTGACATACTTCTATTAGTATCAGTAGAAACTCTATACAAAGAATCCATTTTAGTGGTTTCTTCTGCTAATGTAGATGCAAAAGATTTAGAATATCCTTCGGATGTTTTTGTACTATTACCGAATTTAATCATACCATTATCTACGGCAGTAAAAAATGCAATTACGGCAGAGCTTAATAAGTATATTGGACCAGCAGCACCAGCTATTCCACCAATAACGGCAGGTAAGTTATTTTGAATACCTCTAAATCCATAAGGTAAATCTTGTAATATTAATGCAAAATTAGTCCATTGCTGATTTGATTTTTTAACAGAATTACTAGCATTATCTATTTTTTGTGCAGTTTGTTGTACAGAGTTTCCAACACCTTCAACACTTTTCTTAGTAAATTCTAAATTAACATTAATATCTTTTAGGTACTGAGAAAACTTCTTAGCTGATGCAGGAACATTGCCTAAATCAAAATCAAAGACTATCTTAACCATTTGATTATCTGACATTATACTATAGGTTTAACATTTTCATATTTCTTAATTACTGCTTCGAGTTCTTCTTTTGTCATTACTCTTTGCTTTACAAAGTTACGAGTATCACAGTCTAGTTCAATAAGCTCTTGTGGTTTGACCTTTTTACCTTTTGGTAATTGAATATTAATCAGCAATGTTGTTTGCCATCTAGTCCTAACCCACTTTTGCTCTTCTTCGTGTCTATAGCCATACCACACAAAATCTAATTCAGCCATGGTCATCTCCCAAAACAAATGGGGAAGCACTTTGCACTCCCCCATTGTATATCTTTCTATATCAATCCACTCTAATTTTTTTTTACTCCATCCTTTTTAGTTGGCTTTGTTGGCTTATCATCTAATCCGCTATTTAAACTTTCTCCTAAAGCTGCCATAACATCTTGGAATTGTTTACCAGCCATTCCTCCCATATCATCTATCCAATCACATACTTCCATTTCTGTAAAAGTTGGAGTAATTCCTTCTTTATATAATGGATATTCAGCAGCAGCTCTAAAAAGATTAACAATAGCATCAAGAGATGTTTCTCCGCTTAAAGCTTCTCCTATATCAGAAGGTCCAATTTTTTGTAATTGACAGAATCTTTTAAGACTCCATGTGCAGAAACGTAATGGTACCTTCTTTCCATCGGAAAGAGTTAATTCAAATTGTCCTCTCATATAATTGGTTTTGGTTTGGTTTTACTATGCGTTGGTTGCGATAGCTAATACTCCTGTTCCTTTGAAAGAAACTGAATATGTAACTGGATTTTCCATATCAGCAGTCATGTCTACACTCTCAATAAATGCTGAACCTGAATAAACCACATCTCCTGAAACTGGAGTAATACCACCAACTGTTGAGTTATCTACTGTTGTAAACTTAACTGTAACCGCAGTTCTAGCAATAGCTAAAGCATTCAATTCAGCAGTAGTTACATAAGTAGCAACTGTTCCTGGAACTACTGTAGCTAAGCCATCAGTTGTTAAAGACCATGATCTTTGACCACCAATCTCATCAGCCCATCCTAAACTTTGTTTAGTAGAAGAATCTGGAGTATCGATAGCTAAACTTAAAGAACAAGATGTTGCGTATCCTATTACTTCAGTTCCGATTAGAACTACTAATGAAGTTCCGTTAAAAATTCCTGTTGTTGCCATTTTATTTTATTTTACTTTATGTTATTTGATTCACGAAATGTTCCATTGTTATTACCCTTCTAAACACATAAACCTCATTAACGTAGTCAAAGGTAGCAATATTACTACCAATCTTACAAGTAACTATCTTAAAGTCAGGTGCGGTGCTTGGATAATTCGGTGGTCTTACCCCTACTATGCCCAATAATTCATTGGCATAAGTGTCAACTGTTTTTTGCCCTACTTCTCCTGCTTTAAAAGTGGTATATACTATGTCAAATTGAATAGTAACATTGAAAGCAAATGTTTGTTTGTTACTATTGTCAATCTGTGTTTGACTGCTGATAATCAAATAAGGAGGATCTACTGTATCAGGTGCTATGGTATCATAAGCAGCTAATGAGTAGGATGCTGAAACAAACTTATCGTAATAAGCTTTCCTTAGTGTATATCCGCAGTCCTTCATTTTGGTACAAATTTAATGAAATATATTTATATCTTAACAGACTTCAATTTTTTAATCATAGATGTAAATACTTCACTATAAGCACTAAACATATATGGTCTATATGGAACACCTATTACCTTCTTTGATTTTTTAAATGTAAGGGCATAGGCTTCTAAATCTCCCATATTTACATTTGGATAAACAGGTATCTGAAATCTTGTTCCTGTTCCAAATTCTACATAAGGAGCATATTTAACATTTGCATTACCTGCACTTACACTTGCCCCTGTTCCTGCTTGATATTTGGTATGTCTAATAGAAGCTTTTAAGGCACCTGTTTTTACAGGAGCACTTGCCTTTGCTCTAGCTGCAATATCTTGAACTGCCTCATCTATAATAATCTTAGATTGATCCATCATGCTTTTAGGTGCTGCCTCAAGTCTTTTGATTATCGCATCAACATTATATATTTTTACTCCAAACTTTGCCATTATTTCAAACTTGAACAACCGATTAAAAAATATTGATGTTCATCTCTTTCATCAATTATTGAATTAATCATATAAGTCCTTGATTTATAACTAATTACAAGAGCATTACTAAATGTCTTTTCAGATGTGAATCTTATTCTAAAAGTTATTTCATCGTTTAAATTATCTTTTCCTGCAATATTACTTCTACTATTAGTATCAACTACCACTTGAGCCCATGATGTATAATAGGTCGAAAGAGTATTTACAAAACCTCCTGCACCATCTGACACTCCAGTCTTGCTTTTAAATATAATCCTTTGTCTAAATTGACTAATCATTATATGAAGTAGTTTATTCTTTTATATGGTTGTACAAGCTCATAAGCAGTCATTTGTAGCTCATTTAACTTGTCGTTTGGACTCTCAGATGCTCTGAAGTCATAAAGGTCAGCCACGAGCTTTAAAATGGCATTGTATATGCTTTGTGGAAGCGTAGTGAATCCACAAGTATATGTAAATCTATATTCTCTTTCAGGAAAGCTAACCATATAAACTTTTTTATAAGTATCTCCAAGTACATAGTAATCAGAGTTGGCTACTGCTTCAATCCAAGTATTACTAGAGTAATATTCAACTTTTGTGATAGTGTTTATCGGTGCGTATGGAGGTTCAATAAAGAAGTCTACATA